CCGCCGCCGCCAGCGGCTTTCCTTTGGGCTGCGGTCAGACCATCGCCTTTAACCGTAACAATGTTCTTTGATGCGGCATCCGCTGCGGCTTTTGATGAATTTCTTTGCCTGTTAGCCAGCCTGTTTGGATCATTGGGATCAACACCGGCATTGCTGGTCGAGGCATCTGCAAGAGCCACCTTGTTCTTTACACTGTAAAAGCCCTCTGTAGATGATTTGCCTGTGCCACCTCTTGCCGGATCATAGGCTCGACGACCCTGATATCTGCCACCAGAAACAACGCCAACCGTTAACGTCTCACCGCCGTACTTGCTCTTTCCACCACCTGACTTCTTTGTGGTAACGGGAACACCGCCACGACCAAGGGATCTGATCTGATTCCCAAGATTAATTATTGATGATGGCGCTATCGCTTCTTTTTTTCTAGCTTCAAGCTCTGCTATAGAAGCTCTATTTTGTGCCATTCCAGAATACCTTGCGCTTTCAGCCCTTCTGCCTTTTGTTGCGGCAGTAATTCTAGATCCTGTCATTGCAGCCGTGCTTCTTGCTGCCATATCAGGAGATGGAGTTCTTGCCACTTTCGCTTGATAGCTCGACCTAATCTCATTGGCTTTTTTGCGTTCTCTTGCAAGCCTGTCTGATCTTTGTCTTGTTGTCTCGCCTCTCATGTCAAAGCCAGCTTGACGCCTTTGCTTTGTTGTAAGGGGTGGTCCGTCGTCGTTGCTTGATGCTGATGATCCCATAATCGCCTCCTATGGGTTAAAAATATTTTTGGTGGTTGGGTTATTTAAGTCTATTGCGTGTGTGGTTTACCTTTTATGTGATCCGTCGCAGTTTTCTAAGCGGGTTACATTGTACAGCTATATTTCCGTCAGGGGCCCCAGCCCTAGTCTACGTTGAAGTTAATCTGTACCGCCGTGCTAGGTGTTCTCACCACGTCCTGTCTGAATCCTGCTCTGTCCATCAAGTCTCTTGCAGCTTCAAGCCTTACATACTGTGACTTGCTTGTCAGCAACTCTCGCATTGTCGCCATTGCTTGTGTGGCGTCCCACCCCAAAGTCATCATTGCCAACTGCTGTCTGTACTCGATAACATGTTGTTTGTTCAGGGTATTGTAAGCCCAAGCCTTGTTCCTACCCAACCTCTCTGCTGCCTGTGTCGGGTTGCAACCATCATGCAAGATTACATGCACCAATTCTGCCTGTGCATCAGTAATTTGCGGCTGTGCCGTCCGTACTTCAGGAGCATGTTTCTCAATGTCTTCCATTGGAACCACACCACCTTTGTATCGCTCTTGTTGGCTTTCGTCTGCCTTCGTCATGCTCGTGTCCTGTTGCGCTACGGGCGAGTATACACAGTCATGTAAAACCCCTGTCAAGTCACTTGTTGTAACCGTTTGTTTTTGTTTGGCCTTGGTCGGCCAACGCATGACTGAGCATGCAAGTCATGTAGGTGGATAATTGAGACACACACACAACAATTCGGTAGCTTATCATTAAATGATGACCCCATTCAGTCTCGATCAGTCAAGTTGCACCTGAACATCGAGGCTAGCCGTACAATTTACGGACCCTCCAATTTAACTGCATTTTGTTTGGCGAGCTATTCGCTCGCTGTTTGTTGAAATTAAATCGGTTCCTTCCGTAAATTCTACTCCCATACGCACGTCGGCCCTTGGGGGCCAACGCACTGTACTGCGGCTGCCAGCAAATTGACTGCTGCGAGCCTGCTGTGGTCCGGAGGGGTCAAGGCTACCAATCGTTGTGAGCGTGTAGCCAACTGGTCAAACGTAAAGGAGAAGACCAATGCAACCATACAGAAACCCTATCACTGAAGAATCACCAGCCATCTTCGATCATGACTGGAACGATATTGGCACCGTCTGGGCATCAGATGAGATACGCATGGCACTGGAGTCAGGCGATCTACAACGTGCAGCTGATCTAGCAGAGCAGATGAGCGACACCGACTACTGTATCTTTGATTGATACAAAGCCAACCATGGGGTGGGTAGAGATACTCACCCCGTTACGTCAAGGAGAATCACATGTACAAGAAGACTGTAGACGACATCTGGAACATCAGCCTGTCAGATCTCATCGACATCAACAACCATCTTCTCACTGTTCTTGGTGAGGAGCTTATTTTCCAAGAGGCACTCGTTACTGACTGGGAGCAGAAGATTCGCTCACATTGTCGGACACTGCTGAATGCGATCAACGTGATGCACAGACTAGGCATTCCGACTAACTCCGAGCAGTCATTCGTTACCACCAAGTGGATACCGGACGCTCTCACCAACAACGATGTCAATGAACTGATAGAAGCCAATGCAAGTCTTGATTGGATTCGCAGTCACCGCAACTACATCTTGAACTAGAGGAGAATCACATGACTGACATGACAATGGAAGATCTCACAACTGAGAACCTCGACCGTATCGCCAAGGCACTACAGAAGGATCTGTTGCCTAACGATGACTATCACGCACAGTGGAAGCGTGAGCTTGCCAACCGTCTGAAGGCTGTCATCGACATGTTCGACGACGGCAACGACGTCATCATACAGGCCAAGCTGGGCGATCAGCTGCCCCGTATGTTCGAGAAGATGCTGGACAACGTGGCTGACCGTGCAACGCAGGTCAAGCGTGAGCGTGCCAGACACATCCGCAACGACATCGGCATCGAGATCACACAGAATACCATCGATCAATCAGACGAGCAGCTGGAGCGGCTTCGTGTCCAGTGGTGGACATTGAACGAGGCGTTCAAGGTTGCCCGTGGACCTGTCAGGCAGCATGCCATTGACGTCAGCGGCATCAGCTTCGGCGCTTACACTCGGATCAAGGATCTGCCCAAGGTCAAGCGCATGCAGGCCCGAAAGGCCAAGCTCACCATGGAGACCTACCAAGCCAACAAAGACAACTTCTGGGAGTTTGCCAGGGAGACTGGGTTGGTGGAGAAACCAAACGATCAGGATCATGGTGCCGAGCAGATGCACTTGGAGTAGCATCGGGAGCGGAGGAGGGGCTTGTCCCTTCCTCCCATCTTTTTTTGTGTGACCGGGCAGGGCGAGAGACGTTCCCTCTCTCGCGCTCTCTCCCGTCAGGGACGCTAGGCGCTCCCTAACAACCCTAGCCAACCGGAGCTAATCACACACATCTTTCAACCCCCAGCGGGTTGGGCTTACGCCTCAAGTGGAGTCAGTTATGAAAAATACAAATATCCTCAAAGCTATCAAGTATGTATCTGTTTTCATTGTCATTTGTTTCTATGGCTTTGTTGTTATGCAGTCAGGTGTGGCTGCTGCACTTGCATTCTTCCTCAAAACACTTGCGCTTGTCTTGTTCGGGTTAAGCCACATTTGGCTTTTTGATTTGAAGAAGATGTCAATAACAGTATGGAGGTCAATCAAATGGTGTTCTACGTCATTGCAGGAGTATTCTCGGCGTTCGCAATCATCTTCCTCCTAGCCAAGTTTGACTTTCGTAAAGTTCTCTGGCTGGACATTCCAATCGACATCGCCTCTACTGCACTGCTTGTCGCTATGTTTGCTGGCACCTTTGCTGGCATGATGGCGGCAGTGATAGGAGGTTGCATCATCTCATGCTTCTTGTGGGCCTCAAAGAAGGTCAAGGGCTACAAAAGACTCGTCTGGGACACATACAGGTTCCGGTGGCAAGAAGTTAAGCCAAGATAGGTTTTGTATGGGAGTCAGCAGTCCCTCGCCTGCTGGGAGTCCTTGGTATGACTCGTGTAAACTGCCTCATTTCAATCATGTCTAACGCAAGGAGAATCGACATGAATTTCGCTCAGATCACAGTATCCGGTAACATTGGTGCAGACCCAGAGATTCGCGATGTGAATGGCACAAAGGTTGCCAACTTCTCAGTCGCCGTCAATGAGTCCTACAACAACAAGTCCGGTGAGAAAGTGGAGAAGACACACTGGTATCGTTGTGAGGCTTGGGACGGTGGCAATGGCAAAGGCCTCGTCACCAACGTCATCGAGCCGTACCTCAAGAAGGGCAGCACCGTGTTTGTTCAGGGTCAGCCTGTCATTGAGGAGTATGAGAAGGATGGGCAGAAGCAACGCTCATTCAAGGTCAAGCTGGCTGGTGCCGGTTCAACCTTCCGTCTCGGCTCCAAAGGTCAGTCAGATGGTGGCAACGCCCCAGCTGATGGCAAGGTAGACGATACCGACATCCCGTTCTAACCTAGAACAAGAGAGAGGTGGATTTCCTCCCCGCCTCTCTCACTAGATCCTGACGTGAGTATCACCGCTGGGAAGTGGCGAAAGCGTCAGAATAGTGGGGCCAGGAATGTACTGCGTCAGCGGCTAAACTTCTGGCCCCACGCCTCAGAGGAGAAGCTAATGAAACCATTTACAACTGATATGACACCTTTTGTGGCAGTTATGATTGCCAGAGGGGTGGAAACGCCTCGTTCTGACCAAGAGTTTATTCAGGCTTGGCAGTACCTCCATGACACCGGACTGTCTAAAAACCTCAAAGAGACGTGGATAGTAGACAGAATATCAGACATGATTAGAGAAGGGATACTGGAGCCATGAGCCAAGAATGTTATGTATGCCTCGACTGCGGTCAATGGCATCAATCATATGCACACCTCAAGCACTATGACGAAAACAATGGCGGCTTCTGTACCAACTGTGACAGCTCTAACTGCATGGGTGAAACGGAGGTAGATGAAGATGACTGGGCCATACAAAAAGGGAGACTTGGATGCTCAATCGAATACGACGACTCACGTTCATAAACGACAAGACCCGCTGGATTGGCTGGTTTGTCACTGTTCACCTGACCTTATCGTTTCTGATCCTTACCTTACTCATCGGTATGGGGATCAATCCGACGCTTCTGGTGAGCGTACTGGGCGCACCGTTATGGATTGGTGTCGCCTTCGCCTCGAAATATCTCACAGACAAAATCATGGAGGACAACTAAATTGCAATCAACACAGACACTCGACTGCCACAGAGTCACATGGAAAGTTGAAGGAGATATGGTATCGATGCAGTTCTGGACGGTTGATCCCAAGTTTGGGATGGAAACAATCCAGCACCAAGTGATGCTTTTCAAACCAGATGATACATCCTTTTCATTCCCAATGTGCCGCTTCAAGCCAAAGTCGGGGGAATGGAAAGATTATTTTGTAGTCATGCAGACGGAGGAAAGAAGAGATGCAACAACAGATTCGACTGAAGGAACTGAAGCACAGCCCGAACAATGTCAGGCAAGTTAAGGCAAGCAAAGATAGCCACTGGCAGCTTGTTGCCTCAATCAAGTCCAAGGGGCTGCTTCACAATCTAGTCGTTGTCAAAAATGGCAATGGATTCAACGTGATAGACGGCAACCGTCGTCTTGATGCCCTTAACCAAATCTACAAAGACAAGGCCACACCTGTTAATTGTGTGGTGCTTGAGTCAGATGACTCGGAAGTTGGTCTTCATGCAAACATGATGCGTGAGGATATGCACCCGCTTGATGAGTGTGATGTCATCATGGCGTTGGTTGCAGATGGCAGTGAAACCTACGACTCAGTAGGCAAGCGCTTTGGTCAGACTGACAGGTGGGTTAAACAGCGTGTGGGCCTTGCTGAGCTGTCTGATAAAGCCAAGCAGATGTTCCGTAATGGAGAGTTCAACATCGGCGTGGCAGAAGCTCTGACGCTTGGCAATCATGAACGTCAGGACAAGTATCTGGAAGAGAACACACACTTCCATCTTGCCTCTGTCAAACATTTCATGACAGCCAAGAAGATTGAGACCGAGCATGCCCTGTTCAAGATCAATGACTCAAATCGAGCCGATCTTGTAATCGAACAGGATCTGTTTGGGGATCAGGAGTGGATCACCAACGTCGACGAGTTCAATCGCTTGCAAGACAAAGCGCTGCTAGATCTTGTAGATGCTTATCGTGACGCAGGATACTCAGATGTCATCTTGCTTCGTGACTCATTCCATTGGGATGACCCAGCATGCCGTGGCTTTACAGCGGTTTATGACGAGAAGCATGAGACATACAGCATTGCAGACAAAATACTCTGCATTGCCTACAACAGCTCCCGCTTCAGTGTTCAGACAACAGAGCTTGTGTTGCGTGAAACTAAAGAGCAACAGGAAGCTCAGGAGATGGAAGAAGAGGTAGAGAAAGAAGTAACACCTCTTACCATGTCAAAGCCTCAGGAAGCGTTGCTTGCTGGTTACTTTGCACACTTCATGAAGGACAGCATGTTCAGCGAAGAACTGACGTATGTCAACTTCATGAAAGCTATGCTGTGTCATCGTTCCCTTGGATATACTTACAGCAACACCAATCGAGTCGGTCATATCTATGCAGACCACCAGACAATTTTCCCCTCGGAGGAGTATCCAGATGATTATGTACATCCGCGTCATGAGGGCTGTATACAACGCCACATTGACGCTGCTCGAACTGCTTTCGATGCTGACGGCACTACACCACTCATGTACTGCATTAGTCTCCCAGATACGGAGCTTGATGAGTTATTTGTGGCGTGTTGCCTCACAGGCTTGGGCAAGTATGACTTCTACTCAGACACGCTCAAAGAAGTCTTGCCAGACTATGCTGCTAGAAGTAAGGGATGGTTCAAGCCAGACGCCAAATGGCTGAACAAATACAAGATCAACCAGATCGAAATGCTTGAAGATTACTGCTTCGGCAAGGTGTCATCTGGCCCCAAGAAGCCACGGATTGATGCTTTGGTAAAGTTCTTGGCAGACAATCCTGTGTTTGATCCGCTTGGTGATTGGCCGCAGTACAAGCCCCAGTAGGCTATCAAAGCGGCTTCTGCCACCCCATCTTCGCATTTGAGTGACCAGCTGCTCTGACCATCAGGCATCAGCTCGGTTGCTCTCATGCGAGCTTGGTTCTTGTCGCTTGTAACAGATAAGTCTGCTTTCCATTTGCGTGGAATAACGACTGAGTACGAGTAGCCAAGGGCATGCAGTATGCCAATGTAAATGCCATAGTTAAACCCAGTCTTGAATGTGCTGGCCACACCTTGTCTTGGCATAGCTTGCTGCTGCTCAATACAAACCATGTCAGGTTCGTGGAATACCATGAGCTTGCATATAGCTTCCATGTCCAGGATTTTCTTGTTGGCTATCTTGAGCGTTGGAACACGATAGGCATTCACAACACTGCCGTCGTAAAACGCAATGCCTCCGGTAAGTCCGGGGTCAATCCCGCAGATTTTCATCTCGCACCTCTAACTTTATGTCACAACCAAGGGCTTCAGCCCAACAATACGCATTGAACAATGTTGGCTTCCTGTTGCCAATTTCCCATTTGGCTACGACACCGGAAGAAACACCAAGCATTGAGTCAAGAGTGACCTGAGTTATACCGAGATCATATCTACGGCGTTGAAATTGCTTGATTAAATCAGAGGTAAACTGTTGTTCACACATAACATTAATCCTCGGAAACAAGCCAACTATATGGTAATGTGAATTGACATACAAGGAGTACCGTGATGAAGGCCTTCCTAATGACCGCTGCAGAAGACAGCATCAATCTTCTATTCAATGAGTTCAAGTTCAACACATGGAAGGATATCTCTCCTGCCATTGGTTGCCGTACGTTCGATGTTGTTCGCCTCGATGAGAATGGTGACTGCGCTTACATCGATGACGAGGGTCTGTATCAGGCTCGATTCTTCTGGATTCACAAGAACTATCCCAACCCCATTGCTAACAATGCTCTCTTCTGTGGCACAGACGAGGAGGGAGAAACTGTAGACTTCAAGACACCTCTTGAGGTTCTGAAAGAATCCATCAAGCCTGTCGCCAAAGCAGAGCTATATGTCTACAGCCGCACCAACCCACTAGACTATCGCCCATTCTTCTTCGATGACTTCGACAATCCATATGCCCCAGGTGGCATGAATGTCGACTGTGAGGTCGAGTGTGACTACGAAGCCGTCAAGGCTGGCGAGTGTCAGTGCTACAACAAAAAGCATGATGAGATGGAAGCGAGGTGTCCGGTATGAGCAATAATCCGAACAGGGCCAGAAGAGAGGCGATAGCAAGTACTTACAAAAGATCTGAGCTTGACTCAGAAGCTATAAAGCTAATCAGGAAATATCACATCCACATGGAAATGGGAGATGAAGAATTTCGTGACTGGATCCAAAATCATTTTGGAAGGTACATTCTGCGAATTGGCAGAATAGCTGGATTCAAGGGAGATGTTTGATGCTAACAGAAGCTCAACTCAAAGAACGTGCAACTTACATTGGCTCATCCGATGCCAAGATCATTGCTGGTGGTGACATTGCGGAGTGGATGACTCTGATGCGCCAGAAATCAGGAGCAGAACGTGCAAAGTTCAGCAAGCAGACACAGTTACTCATGGATACCGGATCGTACTTGGAGCCGTACATCATCGACAAGTGGGCAGAAGCTGAGAAGCGGCAAGTCAACTTCCGTGGAGGTGGCAAGACTATTAAGCGTAACGGTGTCCCTCTGCATTCTACCTTTGATGGGCGTGTTGTTGGCGATAACGCTCCTCTGGAGATCAAGGCGCACTTCGGGTTCAAGGACATGGACGAGCTTGCTGAGTTCTATGCTCCTCAGTGCCAGCATCACATGCTCGTTAGCGGTGCTAATCGGTGCTATCTCGTAGCCCTGTTTGGTGTCCGCTGCCGTATGGAGTGGCGTATGCTTACCTTGGACGAGTCCTGGGCCAGCATGTACATCGAGAACTGTGTCAACTTCTGGGAGATGTATCAGAATGGCACAGAGGCAGATCCAATGCTGATGCCTCCACCAGATCACTCTGACATGTACGTCATTAGTGATATGCGTGACATCGAGGATTTCACAGAAGGTGACGAGGCAGAGTTCAATATGCACGCCTTTGAGATCTCGTCTGCCAAAGCAGCTATCTCTATCTCAGATGAAGCCAAAGATGCTTTCAAGCTAAGGATGCCTAAGAATTGCCGACGCATGGACTACCCGTGTTCCGGCAACATGAAGGGCTACAAAGTATCAGTAACCAGATCCCGTAGTGGCACCATGACGTGTCGCTTAATTGAGCCAAAGGAGGATAACGATGGCTAATCACCCTAAGATTGAACGTGGCATTGAGATGCCTGACCGTGGAAACTTCAAGCATAACTGGCTTGATAAGATGGAGGTAGGGGATAGCTTTCTCATCCTTAGCTCCAAAGTGGCCGGCATTCGTACTGCTGCTTCCAATCGTGGCATGAAGTTAACTGCTCGTCGCACTAAATCAAACGAACATCGTGTATGGAGAATTTCATAATGTCAGTATGGCAGACCCTATCATCATTTGACGTATCAGAAGAGGTCAAGAAGAAAGGCAAGTTTGACTACTTGTCTTGGACTTGGGCTTGGGCATTCGTCAAGCGACACTATCCTGATGCCACATTCGAGAAACATATCTTCCGTGACAATCAGGACAATCCGCTACCGTTCATGCGTGACACCAAGGGCCATACTTATGTAGCTGTAAGCGTCACCATAGATGGCATTACCCACACAGAGATTCACTACGTCATGGATCACAAGAACCAGTCTGTAGTTCATCCCGATGGCGGTCAGGTCAACAAGGCATTGCAGCGTTGTCTCGTTAAGGCAATTGCATTCCATGGTCTTGGTATCAATGTCTACGCTGGTGAGGATCTTCCACTGTCAGAAAGTGAGGACGATGCAGGAGAGCAAGAAACACTCAAAGATCGCATCATCACAGACTTCGGCAATGCAAAAACCGTTGACGAAATCGATGGTGTCTGGAAGGCTAACGCTTCCGAAATCGGAGCATTCACCAAACAGCGCAAGTCTGCAATCACAAATGCCTTCAAGAAAGAAAAGACAAGGATCAAAGCAACAGCGGCTTAGTCGTTGTCAGCACTGCGGATCGATGGTGGAGGTTCTTAACAGTGCCTTCATCATTGATGGTGCAGGAACATTCTCTTGTTATAAGTGCTATCACTCAGGCAACAGAACTGAGATCAGGTTTGATCCCAAGAACATAACTGTCGATGTGTCTTCACGACTCAAGACATAAGAAAGGGGAAGCCCCGCTAAGGTAGCCTCCCCCTTCCCTTCCCATACAACCGCCGTTCGGGCAGTCATGTCAGAACGATATCAATGAAATTGACGGAGATCAATAGTGACTAGGGACAAAAAAGATATGAACAAGTACGGGAAAGAATGGCGTTATCGTTACAACAGAGACTATCAGCTCAATGCAGTTGAAGGACTCAAGCGAGACAGAGAATATGTAGAGTCTCAAAAGAGGGCTTGGCAAGAGGCATCTAAATCTCTTCCAGATGATGCCTTTGCAGACGATGTGAAAGTTTGTGAACCAGTAGGCACATACCGCAGGAAGTCAGTTCACGTTCCTTCAAAGATATCCAATGATGATGTTACTTTTTGAAAAAACGTGTAGCTCCCCTTATCGCAAAGCTACTGGCCACAATTACTCCCAAGCTATATTGATACCACTCTGGCATAGTGCTTAGGGCTGCAAACCCGTCTGAAACTATCTGCCTGCCCCATTCACCACAAAAAGCCAATATCAGTGGGATGGAGAACAGAAGAACCAGCCACTCGTCTTTCAGACTGTGGACAGTTCCCTGTGCCATAATCTTCTCCCACCCAGCTTCATGAGTGGCAGTTACTTTCATAACCTCTGCTTCTGCTTCTGCCTTTGCTACTTTGGCTTTTGACTCAGCAGCTTTTTGCTCTGCCTTGCCTTTTAGCCAGCCTCCAGCAAGCTCAGCAATAGCTGGTATTAGTGCCTGTATCATTTACTTTGTCCTATCGTGCATGTCCCACATTAGGTCTTCTCGCTTCCTAGCCAGACAGCAAACGCACCAGTCATCGCACCGCTGCATATTGAGATCATTGCGCTTTGCTGGGTACTAATATCATCCAGTGACATTCCCCATTCCAATACACGAATGTACATGATGGTCATCACAATCATCATAAATCTAGGAAGTAACTTCCATTTAAGAACCTGTTCAGCACTCATTTCTGGCTATCCTTGATTGCTTTAAGGGTGTCATAGATATTAGGTGGCGGTGGCTGATCGATGTTCCACTGGCAAAGATATTCCTTTGGGCGAAACTCTCTGGGCGAGAACATCATAGTTTCTTGAGTATTATGTGCGCCACGATACACGCATGCTGTAGTTTTCTTATCAATCTTCATGCACTTAGTAAGTCGGCACACAGTCAGATCGTTAGCAGCCTGTGCAAAAGCACCCCTCATCCAAAAGGCAAACAGCAATATGCCAACTATGCCAAACACAATAACGAGGCCAACACCTACGTTTCCAGCAGTCTCAATGTTTTTCTTCCGGCGTTTAACAGCAGCTTGCCTAGCCTTACTTCTGCCATCCTTGGCTTCTTCACAGAACCGCTCATAGTCACGCCATAGACCTGGGCGACCAGACATTATCATCAGTTCTTTGAGTTGCTTTTCTTTCTCACGGATCTGCTCAAGAGCCATAAACTCTTCAAGATCATTACCGCCTACACCTCTGGCACGTTTCTTGTTGCCCTCTCGCATAAGATCTTCTTTGCAAGAGACAAAGGTGCCGAGAGCTTTGCCAGCAGAAGCTAGTTCACGCCCATTCTGAATGGTGGTTTTAATAACTGCAAAGGCTGCATTGGCTGCTGCGAGTTCTGCTAACATCAGTACACCTTTGTGTCCTTATCTACCATGACTGGCAAACAGTAAGCGGTGATCTTCTGTCCTTGTTTATGCAGTCGTTGTGCAAAGTACACGCAGTCATCAACAGAGCGAAAGTACATATCATTGCTCTTGAGGCGTTGCTCTTCACCCAAGCCGACAAATACAAACAACAAGAAGACATGAATCATCCATTAACAATTAGCCCTATGAGCAAGACAATGGTGGTTCCAGCAGTGCCGATCATGATGTGTTCGATGCGCTTGATCCGCAGGATGGTTTCCTTCCAGCGTTCAGAGCAGACAGCCTCATGCGTGTCGATCTGAGCCTGTACAGATGCGGCTGTAGGTTTAGACATTATGCAGTGTATCCCTTGCCAGCAGTGACAGCAGCATTAACAGCAGTCATATCTTCACTACCCCAGTCGCTCTTTGCCACCATCAGTTCGAGGTGTTCGACATTGCGATCAACGCAAGCCTGA